CACTGGTGTGCGACTGGCGGTTTGGGTGGGTGTGCCCCGGCTCTGTGTGTGCAGATGTCCGGGGCTTTCTCTTTATGAGCGACATCCTCGACTCCATCGACAAGAAGCTCGAACTGGCCCTCCTGCTAGAGGAGACGCTTAGGCGTAAGAAGGAGCGCAAGATCTCTGGTTACTTCCCTGATGACGGGCCTCTCAAGCGTGACCTGTACCCCAAGCATCTCGCTTACTTCGCTGCCGGCAAGACGTACAGAGAGCGCCTCATGATGGCTGCCAACCGTATCGGAAAGACTGAGTCGATTGGTGGGTACGAGATGGTTCTCCACATGACTGGGAAGTACCCTGCTTGGTGGGAAGGCAGGAAGTTTGACCAACCCATCAGTGCCTGGGCCGCAGGAGACACCGGCAAGACGACTCGTGACATTCTTCAGATGAAGTTGCTTGGGCCTCCCGGAGAGTTTGGTACGGGACTGATTCCCAAGGCAGATCTTGTCCGCACTACTGCCAAAGCAGGGGTCGCAGACGCAATCGAGACGATCTCTGTCAGACACGCCTCTGGTGGCGAATCTCGCCTGACTTTCAAGTCCTACGACCAAAGACGAGAAGCGTTTCAAGGCTCGGAACAGGATGTCATCTGGTTGGACGAAGAGCCGCCTCTGGACGTGTACACAGAGTGTCTACTGAGAACGATGACCAACAACGGCATGACGATGCTCACCTTCACGCCTCTAATGGGCATGAGTGAGACTGTCATGTCGTTCCTGCCCAACGGAGAAGTTCAAGAGCACTCCAGTGGCAGCAAGTACGTTGGGATGGCTACTTGGGACGATGTCCCGCACCTGACTAAGCAACAGAAGGAAGAACTCTGGGCCTCGATCCCGCCCTTCCAGAGGGATGCCCGCTCCAAAGGCGTTCCACAACTCGGTGCCGGTGCTATTTACCCAGTGCCAGAGAGTGAACTCGTCGTCCCTGAGTTCCCGATTCCTGAGCACTGGAAGCGTTGCTTTGGCATGGACGTAGGCTGGAATAGGACAGCAGTCGTCTGGGGTGCCACTAACCCAGATAGTGGAGTCACCTTCCTGTACAACGAGTACTATCGTGGACAGGCAGAGCCCATCCTACACGCTGAAGCGATCAAATCTCGGGGAGAGATCCCAGGTGTGATCGACCCTGCCTCCCGGGGCCGTGCTCAGACTGATGGACAACAGCTTCTAAGCATGTACCGCAAGCACGGGCTCGACATCACGTTAGCCAATAATGCTGTTGAGAGTGGTCTTTACAGTGTGTGGCAAATGATGTCTGAGAACCGTATAAAAGTGTTCTCGGGACTCCGAAACTGGCTCAACGAGTTTAGGCTCTACAGGCGGGATGAGAAGGGGCGTGTAGTCAAGGATAACGACCATTTGATGGACGCGACTCGCTATTTGGTGGTAAGTGGTTTAAGTAGAGCTGCCCTTCCCGGTAAACCTTCCCACAAACAAGGCAGCACGTTTGCGATGCCCGTAGTCAACTTTTTCAAGCGATGAACGAAGACAAATTAGCTGATATTCACCAGCAAGCCCGTGCAGAGTTCGATCAAATCCAGTCTGCCCTCTACCAAGAGCGCATGAACTGCCTTGGTGACCGCAGGTTCTGCTCGCTCTCAGGCGCGCAATGGGAAGGACCACTCGGGCAACAGTTCGAGAACAAGCCTAGGTTCGAGGTCAACAAGGTGCACATGGCGGTCCAGCGGATCATCAACGAGTATCGCAACAACCGAATCGGCGTTTACTTCGTTTCCAAAGAGGGAGAAGAGTACGACAAGCTCGCAGACACCTGTGCCGGCCTCTATAGGGCAGATGAACAGTCTCCCACCGCTGAAGAAGCCTACGACAACGCCTTTGAAGAGGCTGTGATGGGTGGATTTGGAGCTTGGAGACTTCGTACTGAGTACAAAAACGAGGAAGATCCAGAGGAAGACGAGCAGAGAGTGTGCATCGAGCCGATCTTTGACGCTGACACCAGCGTTTACTTCGATCTCGGGGCAAAGCGCCAGGATAAGGCAGATGCCAAGCGGTGTTTCGTGCTCACCAGCATGACGTATGACGCCTACAAGGCTGAATGGAACGATGATCCGTCCACCTGGCCCAAGACGATCACTCGCTCTCAATTCGACTGGTACACTCCTTCAGTCGTTTACGTTGCTGAATACTACGTCGTCGAAGAAGTCTCCCAGCAGATCCGCATCTATCGCGACTTCAGTGGCAAAGAAGAGTCCCTCGGGCCTGATGAGCTTGATGAGGAAGAAGAAATGCTCGCCACAGGCTGGAAAGAGGTGCGGCGTAAGAAGGTTAAGACCCGTAAGGTGCGCAAGTACATCATGTCAGGGGCCAAGATCCTTGAAGACTGTGGGTACATCGCCGGCAAGAACATCCCGATTGTCCCTGTGTACGGGAAGCGTTGGTTCGTGGACAACGTCGAGCGTTGCATGGGGCATGTGCGCCTCGCCAAGGACGCTCAACGCCTCAAGAACATGCAGTTGAGTAAGCTGGGCGAGATTGCAGCCTTGAGTGCCATGGAAAAGCCCATCCTGGTGCCTGAACAGGTCGCCGGGCACCAATTAATGTGGGCAGAGGACAATCTCAAGAACTATCCCTACCTGCTCGTCAACCCGATCACTGACTCCAACGGGAACACCTCCGCAGGCGGTCCTGTGGCCTACACCAAGCCTCCTTCCATCCCTCCCTCCATGGCTGCCCTCTTGCAGCTTACAGAGGCCGATATGCAGGAGATCTTGGGCAGCCCCCAACAGGGCGACAAGATGGTCAGTCACCTATCCGGCAAGACCGTGGAGCTGATCCAGCAGCGCCTCGACATGCAGACCTTCATCTACATGTCCAACATGGCAAAGGCAGTGAAACGGTGTGGCGAGATCTGGCTCTCCATCGCCCGGGATATCTTCGTCGAGCAAGGCCGCAAGATGAAGTCTGTCGCTTCCAACGGGAAGATGGAGTCCGTCGAACTGATGAAGCCTGTCGTCAACGAAGAGGGCGAGATCGAGTACGAAAACGACATGTCAGACGCTGAGTACGACGTGGAAGTCACTGTTGGCCCAAGCAGCACGACCAAACGGCAAGCCACTGTTCGCGCTCTCACCGACATGATGACCCTCACCCAGGATCCTGAGATGACTCAAGTCCTCTCCGCCATGGCAATGCTCAACATGGAAGGAGAAGGAATTGAAGACGTTCGCGACTACTTCCGCAAGAAGCTGCTCAGAATGGGTGTTGTCAGGCCCACTGACACTGAAGCGCAGGAAATAGCCGCAGAGGCTCAGAATGCCCAGCCTGACCCGCAGGCGCAGTACTTGCAGGCTGCGAGCGAAGAGGCCATTGCACGGGCTTCTAAAGCGCAGGCAGACAGTATCCTCGCAGTGGCTAAGGCTGAAGAGGCTCGCGCCAAGACGACTGAGACGCTCTCCAAGGTCAGTACCACTGATCAGGATCGGATCTTTGCGCTGGCGGATCGACTGACACAGTCTCCGCAACAGATGCAATAGTACTTGCATTTGTGTAAGTTTTTTGTACACATGAGCACCACAACAACGGCAGAAGATACCACGACAACGGAACCTAAAGTAATCGAAGTCCAGCAGCCAGAGGCCACCCCGGTGGAGCCTGAGCAGCAGACAGAGGTGCAGCAGGAAGAAGATGTGGTGACTATCGCTGGGGAATCGCCGGCCCCCGAAGAGGAAGAGAAGCAGGCACCTGAATGGGTGCGCAACCTGAGGAAGAACTACCGCGAGTTGCAGCGCGAGAAGCGCGAACTTGAGGAGCGACTCAAAGCAGTTTCACCGGCAACAGAGCAAAGTCCTGTTACGCCTGGCAAGAAACCAACGCTTGAGGACTGCGATTACGATTCAGACAAGTTCGAGAACGAGCTTGCTGGTTGGTTCGAGCGAAAGCGGCAGTCTGAAGAGGCTGAAGCCAAGTACAGGGCCAAACAGCAGGAAGAACAGCAGACTTGG